CGTAAACACGGCAAGCAAAATGTTTCTTATATTCATCAAACCATGAAAGAATTTACAGATGATACATATGGGTGTATTCTGTATCAGGAACAGGTTATGCAGGCTTGCGTTTATCTTGGTGGAATGACAATGGCAGAGGCTGACAAGGTACGTAAGATCATTGGAAAGAAGAAAGATGCAAAAGAGTTCAATCTATTTCAAGATAGGTTTGTTGCTGGGGCGAGTAAGTTCATATCTCCTAATAAAGCCTTGGATCTATGGAAAGACTTTGAAGAACACGCAGGCTATTCGTTCAACAAGAGTCATGCGGTTGCTTATTCTACGCTCTCGTATTGGACGGCGTGGTTAAAATATTATTATCCTCTTGAATTTATGTTTGCCCTTCTTAAAAATGAAAAAGACAAAGATGGTAGAACAGAGTATTTAATTGAAGCAAAGCGTATGGGCATATCAGTTAAGTTGCCACATATTAATGACTCAGATTTAGATTTTAAAATTGAAGGTAAAGGAATTCGTTTTGGACTAACTGGCATTAAGTTTATTTCAAACAACATTGCACAAAAATATATTGATGCAAGACCTTTTAATAGTTATAAACAACTTGAAGAATTTACATTTACAAAAGGTAATGGCGTAAATAGTAGAGCATTAAATGCGCTTAGACTAACTGGTGCTGCAACATTTTCAGACAACCCACGAAACGATGAAAATATAAAAGAAAATATTTATGAATACTTAAACTTACCAGAGTTTAATATTTCTATTCCATCTCACTATTATGCTTTTATTCAATCAATTGAAGATTTTGAAGAAAAAGGATCTTTTATTTTAATGGGTATGATAAAATCAATTAAACGAGGAAAGGGTTGGTCACGAGTTGAAATTTTGGACAAAACTGGTAGTGTTGGTATATTTGATGAAGAAGGAACGACTATTGAGACGGGTCGTACTTACTTGGTTCTTACTAATGACAATAGGCTTGTATCTGCAATTCCTGTTGATGAAATAAAGACATCTTCAAATGCACTTGTTAAATTTTTAAGTTATAAACAGTTGCCATATAAAGAAGATGAAATGTTTGTTGTTTCATTTAAATCAAGAATAACAAAAACTGGTAAGAAAATGGCTTCTTTAACTTTAGCAGATACTGCAAGAGATTTGCATTCAGTAACGGTATTTCCTACTGCATTCCCTAAAGCATATATGCACATTGAAGAAGGAAAAGCCTATAAGTTTAGTTTTGGTAAAACAAAAGACGGGACAACAATAATGGAGGATGTAAATGTCAGTTAGTGTAGAAGATGTATTATCACAGTTAGACCCAAGAATTAGAAAAAGACTTGGCACAGGAGAAGGAATTACCTTTGAGTATCAACCAACCCCAAGTTTTGGTTTAAATCGTGCCCTGGGTGGCGGACTACCATATGGAAGACAAGTTCTTATATGGGGAAGTAAGTCATCGGCTAAGTCATCTATGTGTTTACAAATGATTGCTTTAGCGCAAGCAGAAGGCAAGGTTTGTGCATGGATTGATTCTGAAATGTCTTATTCTGAAGACTGGGCAAAGCAATTAGGAGTAGATCCAACAAAATTAATTTATTCACAAGCCCGTACTATTAGCGATATGGTAGATGTAGGGGTTGGACTTATGAATGCTGGAGTTGACCTAATTGTTGTTGACTCAATTACATCAATGCTTCCCGCTATATATTTTGAAAAAGATTCAGATGAAATGAAGGCACTTGAAAATACAAAACAAATTGGTGCAGAGTCTAGAGATTTTAGCAATGCTTGGAAAATGCTTAACTATGCTAACAATAAAGTAAAACCTACACTGCTTGTACTTATTTCACAATCAAGAAACAATATTAACGCAATGTATACAAGTCAACAACCTTCTGGAGGACAGGCTACTAAATTCTATTCATCTTGTGTAATTAAATTATTCTCTTCTGAGTCAGAAAATCAAGCACTCAAAGGAAAAATTAAGATTGGGGATAAACTAATTGAAGAAAAAATTGGTAGACAAATTCGTTGGGAATTGCAATTCTCTAAAACTTCTCCAGGTTTCCAATCTGGTGCATATGATTTTTATTTTAGAGGTGATGATATTGGTATTGATGCAATAGGAGATTTAGTAGACACTGCAGAGTCAATGGGTTTAGTTAACAAAACTGGTGCATGGTATCAACTAGATGACGGTACAAAAGTACAAGGTCGTGATGGTTTCATAAATCGTGTTAAAGAAGATTTAGATTTACAAGAACAAATTAAGGCAAAAATAATTAATGCTTGAGTCAAAGTTTACTGTATATCCTGGAAAGTGGCCTTGTAAAACTTGTCAAGAAATTGTAACATCTTTAAGATATTGGAGAGAGACTGGAGAAGCAACGTGGATGTGTACACAAAAACATATATCAAAAGTTGGACTTATACCTCCAAAGAAAAAAAAGAAAGATTTTATAAATGAGTGAAAAGAACGAATCAAAAAGAATAGGTGCAAAACAACATAAGAATTCAGGTAGAAACACACAAAAAGGTGATGCTACTTGGAAAGGATTTGTTGTTGATTTTAAAGAAGCCAGCAAATCTTTTACATTAAACAAAGATGTATGGGCTAAGGCTGTTACTGATTCTATTCAAGCGGGTAAAGATAAGTCTCCAGCCATTATTGTAATCCTTGGAGAAGGTAATACAAAAGTAAGACTTGCTATAATTGAAATGAACATGCTAGAACAACTAACAGAAGGACAATAAAAATGATAGAACAAAAACAAGGAACAGGTACAACTTTAGATATGGTAAATGGTTTAACAGAAATTGCTGACTATATGCAAGATGAAGAACTGACAGTTGCACTAACAATGATTGCAAAAATTATTATTAAACCTGACATTCCCTTACAAGTTGCTAGTCTTGAAATTGTAAGATTACAAGCCATTGCAGCAAAAATGTCTTTCAGGGCTACCTGGATGGCTAATGTTGATAAATCTGACAGGGCAAAGAAAAACATATACTTCACAGCAGCAGAAGCAATTAATAATTTGGTATCAGCGCTTAAATATATAATGCGCTAACCTGCTATAATTAATAGAAAACAAGGGATAAAAATGACAAAGAGTTTACTACAAAGCATTATGATTAAGAGTGATAGTTTGCCTAAACCAGCATTTGATGTTTCTGGCATAGCAGAAAAAATTAATAATGGATATTTAGCAAACCAAGATCCGAAGTTTATGACTAAAAAAACTTTTGCTCCATCCACATTAACGTACAGCGATGGCAATGGAGTTTGTCCAAGATACTGGTACCTTGCATTTGAAGGAGCCATTTTTGAAAGTTACAGCACCCCATTTGATATAGCCAATATGAGTAGCGGAACATTATCACATAGCAGAATTGAAAAAGCATTGCTAGAATCTGGCATTGTAAAAGTATACAAAAAAGAAAATGCTCAAACTAAAGAGTTAGAAGATACTACAGAGTTTAAAGTTATAAGTTCTAGTCCTCCAATTTTTGGTTATGGGGACTGCATGATTGTTTGGAATGATGAAGAAATTGTTGGAGAAATAAAAACTCAAAACAACGAAGCATTTGAATATAGAAAAAGAGTAGGAAAGCCTAAACAAGATCACGTAGCACAAACTTTAATTTATATGAAAGTATTGAAAAGATCTAAAGGAATTATTATTTATGAAAATAAAAATAATCATGAGTTGTTATTATTTCCAATTGAAGTTAACGATAACTACAGAGGTTGGATAGATAATACATTTGAGTGGATGGAATCTATTTCTAGTGCTTGGAAAAATAAACAGTTACCAATAAAAAATTATAGAAATAATGCTAAGATTTGTAAAAAATGCCCAGTTAAAAAAACATGTGATGAGGCTGGGGACGGAGTAATCAAGATAGAATCCTTAAAGGAATTAAGTGAAACTATGTAATAGGTGTGATGCGGTTTTTGACCCTAAAGTAAGTTATCAAATTTATTGCGGAGATGTTTGCAGAGAGCAAGCAACTAAAATAAAGATAGCAGAAAGATATCAGATAACTCGCACACAAAAAAGAATAGGCAGGAAAAGACTATGTATTGGTGGTTGTAAAGAGCAACTATCAATATATAATGAGTCTGGATTTTGCTCTAATTGTAATGTAAACAAAAAAGAAGTTGATAAAATGTTAAAACAAATAAAAGGATTTTTTGATTATGAACAAGACTAAGTGGGGTGCAACGTTGGAACCAAATAAAATATGTGCCATTGATGCTAGTACCAATAGTCTTGCTTTTGCGTTATTTGAAAATAAAAAACTTGGAACTATTGGAAAAATAAAATTTGAAGGCAATACAAATTATGAAAAAGTAATGGACGCTTGTGCTAAAACAAAAGCATTTTTTGAATACTCTGGTGGATTTGAAGCAATAGTAATTGAACATACAGTTTTTATGAATAGTCCTAAAACTGCTGCAGATCTTGCATTAGTTCAAGGTGCATTGCTTGGCGCAGCAGGTTTAACTGGAACAAAACAAATAGGAACAGTAGCACCAATTACTTGGCAAAACTATCTAGGAAATAAAAAATTAACTAAAGAAGAACAACTAGAGATTAGATTAAAAAATCCTGGAAAATCAATATCTTGGTATAAAACATTTGAACGGCAGATAAGAAAAGAAAGGACAATGAAATTAATTGAAATCAACTATGATAAAAGTATTAACGATAATGACGTTGCTGACGCTTGTGGCATCGGCCATTGGGCTATTAATAATTGGAATAAAGCAATAGGAGTAATAGAATAATGCCAGAGTTAAATGCAAACATACCGCCAATAGAATGTTATGTGCGTGGAAACTATTTAAGAAATCAGTTAGATAGTCATGACAAGTATTTTCCATGCGTTATATTTGGTGTTGCTAGTATAAAAAGTAGAAGTCCTTTATTTCATATAATGATGGAAGATGGTGGGTTGTGGTGGAGATTGCCAATTAGTGCATTTTGTACAAAGCCTGGAGTTCCTGAAGTAGACCTACACAATCTAGTTTTATGGAACGCCTTTAGTCATCATGTATCTGTAACAAAATTTGAAAACCTTACAAACCTTAGAATGTCATATATTGATAGAACAAAGACAAGACATAGCGGAACCTATTTATTTACTCTTGACTGGCACAACCCAGATAGCAATGTAATAGATGACGGATACTCTGAAAATCCTGCTGAGCACAAGTGTGGACACGTCATACAACGAGATGATGGCAACTTTGCTGTTCAACCTAATAACAGAGTTCGTATTTATGAACCTTCTTTTACTTTAAAAAAGGAATATGTTATAGATAGAATAATTAATGAACATAAATGGGATGTAGAAAATCAAGACAAGTGGACCTTAGAAGACTCTAATAGGTTTAACTATGATATTTCTGAAGCAGAAGTTGACAAATAATATCATGGCTGGTAAACTATATACATCAGAGGTTTGGCTACGTAAGAGATATCTTATAGATAAAAAATCTCCACAAGATATTGCTAAAGAGTGTGGGGCAAGCATAGAAACAATTTATGTATACCTTGCAAAATTTGGATTAAGGAAATCAAAAAGATGAAATTAAAACCAGTGTATAGAGATGTTAAAGATTTTAAATGTGATGATCTTTATCTTAAGTCAGTTGGAGCACCATCTGGCAATTCAATTTGGAAAACGTGTCATTCTATAGCACAAATGCTTATAGAAAAAAATATAGCGTATGGAGATTCTGCTCTTGATCCTGTAAGAATTTTTAGTAAATCAGATCCAGCAGAACAACTTAAGGTTAGAATTGATGACAAGTTAAGTCGTTTAATGAAAGGCACAGACTATCCTGGAGATAATGATATTGATGATTTAATAGGATATTTAGTTTTATTAAAAATAGCAAAGGAAAAAAATGTCAACTGAAACAGAATTAATTGAGCATCTTGATGAAGTTAACAAGGTAGTTACAGAATATCTTAAAGGTCAAGATCCAACAAAAATTTCTAAAGAGTTAGAGATTCCACGTACTCGTGTTGTTGCATTAATTAATGAGTGGAAGGTTATGGCATCTGCAAATGATGCGATTCGTGCTCGTGCTAAAGAAGCACTTGCTGGAGCAGATACGCACTATACTAAACTTATTACAAAAGCCTATGAAGTAATTGATGAATCAAGCATGACTAATAATCTTAGCGCAAAAACTCAAGCAATTAAATTAGTAATGGATATTGAAAAATCTAGAATTGAAATGTTACAAAAAGCAGGACTTTTAGAGAACAAAGAACTTGCAGAGGAAATGGTTGAGATTGAAAGACGACAAGAAGTTCTTGTTGAAATTTTAAGGGACATTGCCTCAACTCATCCAGAAGTTCGTGATTTAATTATGAGACGCCTTTCTCAGATTGCTAAAGAAGGAGAGGTAATTACAATTGTCCAAGATGTTTAATGATTTTTTAGATGTATTAAAAGAAAATCAATTTGAAGAAAAACCAGTAGACGCAAAGACATTTGTAGAGTCTTCTGAATATCTTGGCCAACCACCTTTATCGTCAATTCAATATGACATTGTTGAAGCAATGAGTCAAATATACAAAAAAGAAGATTTACAAGACCTTTATGGTTCTGTAGAAGGGGCTAGGTATTATGAAAAATACACGAAAAACGAAATCATCTTACAGTTGGGTAAAGGTTCTGGTAAAGATTTTACCTCTACTGTTGCTTGTGCTTATATTGTTTATAAGTTATTATGTCTTAAAGACCCTGCAAGATATTTCGGAAAACCAAGTGGAGATGCAATAGATTTAATTAACGTTGCTATTAATGCTCAACAGGCTAAGAATGTTTTTTTTAAAGGATTTAAAGTTAAAATTGAAAAATCCCCATGGTTTGCTGGAAAGTATAATGCAAAAGCAGATAGTGTTGAGTTTGATAAATCAATTACAGTTTATTCTGGACATTCAGAAAGAGAATCTCATGAAGGTTTAAACTTATTGCTTGCAGTTCTTGATGAAATTTCTGGTTTTGCTTCTGAAGTTGGAACTGGTAACGAGCAAGGTAAAACTGCAGAAAATATTTATAAAGCATTTCGTGGGTCAGTAGATTCTCGTTTTCCAGATCTTGGTAAAGTAGTACTCCTTTCATTTCCTCGTTACCAAGGTGACTTTATTTCAAAACGGTATGAAGATGTAATTATGGAAAAAGAAATAATTGAAAAAAAACATACATTTATTATGAATGAAAACTTACCACATGATGATCCAAGTAATCAGTTTGAAATTATTTGGGAAGAAGATCAAATTATTTCTTATAAAGTTCCAAAAATATTAGCGTTAAAAAGACCTACATGGGAAGTAAATCCAACAAGAAAAATAGATGACTTTAGATTAGCATTTTATACAGATCTTGGGGATGCCATGATGAGATTTGCATGTGTTCCAACCTTTGCTTCAGATGCTTTTTTTAAACAAAAAGAAAAATTAGAAAAATGCATGAATACTAGAAATCCATTAGATTCATTTAAAAGGTTTGAAGAAGCATTTAAACCAGATCCAGAAAAAGTTTATTATATTCACGCTGACCTTGCACAAAAACACGATAAGTGTGCTGTTGCTATAGCCCATGTTGATAAATGGGTAAACATTCAAGTTATTAAAGACTATGAACAGGTTGCGCCAATAGTGGTTGTAGATGCTGTTGCTTGGTGGGAACCAAGATCAGAAGGTCCTGTTAATTTATCAGAAGTAAAACAATGGATTATTAACTTACGTAGAGAAGGTTTTAATATTGGAATGGTATCTTTTGACCGTTGGCAATCTTTTGATATTCAAAATGAATTACAGGCTGTTGGAATTAAAACAGAAACAGTTTCTGTTGCTAAAAAACACTATGAAGATTTAGCAATGATGATTTACGAAGAGCGAGTGGCAATCCCTATGATTCCATTATTGTTGGAAGAAATGTCAGAATTAAAAATTATGAAGGGTAATAGGGTAGATCATCCTCGTAAAAAATCTAAAGACTTGGCTGATGCTGTTTGCGGGGCAGTTTTTGGAGCAATATCTCATACAGCAAAGATAAATAATACAGAAATAGAAATCCATACTTGGAGTTCTGCAACCAAACTTGCAGAAAAACAACAACGTATGGTAGAATTAGATAATCGGGAAGTTCCTAACGATGTTAAGGATTTCCTGGATAAATTAAACTTAATATAAACATACAAGGAGAAAAATGAATTCATTTAAGAAAATCGCTTTAGTCATGGCTGCAGCCTTGTCTATTAGCACCTTAACTGCAACTCAGGCAAATGCTGTGCACAATGCAGACTCTCTTACTATTGATACAGTGTCAAGCACTATTTCAACAGGTGAGACTGCAACGGCAGTAGCAACATTGTCTTTTTTGGCAGGTAATAGTGGAGATACTTTAACAGTAACTTCATCAGTTGTAAGTCTTCCGACAGGTGCTGCTAAATTAGCAACCTTGTCTGTAAAAGAAACAACTAGCGCTGTAGTTGCTGTAGCAGCAGATGCATATTCGGCTGATGTTTCTTCATCAGTAAATGCTCTCACTTCAGTATCTGCAAAATTAAATGTAAGTCTAGTAAACCCAACGGTTGCTGGAACTTATGTTATTAAATTAACTCCATCTGTAAAAGGTGGCGGAGGAACATTAAACTCTTCTGCTGTTTTGTGGTCAGTTGTAGTTAATGCAGCAGATATTAAAGCCTCTGCATTAAAATCAACATCTATTATTAACTCTGGAGAAACAATTACAGCAACTGCTGATGCAACTGTTTTTGCCCCAAAAACAACATCTTCTGATGCTGCAGCAATTATTGTTGTAACACAAAAGAATGTTGCTGGAACTTCTGTTTCAGAGTCTTTAACAGCAACAATTTCAGGATCTGGTCTTGTTGGTACTGGTTCAAACCACGCAACAATTTCAGCACTTGGTCGCTCAATTTCAGTTGCTAGTGGCAACTACATTGGTGTGTTTGCTGATGGTACATCTGGAGTAGGAACAATTACAATCACAACACAATCTGGTGCAGTGCTTGGAACAGAATTAGTAACATTTTATGGTGATATTGCTAAGGTAGTAACCACTATTAAGAAGCCTGTAATTGCTACAGGATCAAACGCTGATGTTATTTCTGCAATTGCTTATGATGCTAGTGGTGTAAAGGTTGGTGCTGGAACGCTTTCAGCAACATCAGATACATTATCTGTAGTTAGCAACTCTGCAACAACTGCTTCAATTGTAAATGGTGAAGCATTATTTTCACTTACTGGTGTTGTAACTGGTAAGGCTGGAATTGTTGTAAAAAGTGGAACAATTGCTGCTGATACAGTAACTGTTCGTGTAGAAGGAACTGCATCATCTGTAAAAGTTGCTTTTGATAAAGCAACATATGCACCAGGTGAGGCTGCAACAATTACATTATCAGTTCTTGATGCAAGCGGATTAGTTCTATCTGGAAAAACTAATACTAATCTATTAGCAGATGGTGGAATTTTAACAAACTATGCATTTAGTTCAAGTAGCGATACTTTAACTGCAACATCTGTAACAACAGACGCTAACGGTGTAAAGACTTACAAAGTATTTATGCCAGTAGTAGAGGGTGTTATTAAGGTTACTGCAAAGGGTGGATCATTACTACCAACTGCTGGACAGGTAGAAGTATCTGCATCAGCAACAGTAGTAAGTCCAGCAACAACCGCTCTTACACAAATTGCTGCTTTGGCTGCTACAGTATCATCATTAAAACTTTTACTGGATAAATTAATGGCTCTTATTATTAAAATCCAAAAAAAGGTTAAAGCATAAAACAAATTAAATAAATTAGGGGGCTAACTTAAGTGTTAGCCCTCTTTTTTATTGTAAAAAATGGTATAATTGCTAATATAATTAATCATAGGAGATCACCACTCAATTGACTAACCTAAAACGAAGACTAATATTAGCCTTTGGGGTAGGATTATGCTTGACTATTTTTGGAATAATGGCTCCCGATCGTGCTCATGCTACAGAAAATCAAGAACAAGTTGTTGTAAGTCCCGCTCAACAAGCAGTTAATACAGCCCTTGCAACAGCCACTACAGAGGTTCAACAGGCTATTACAGCCACAGATACTGCCACTGCTACCATAGCCGTAGCAGTTTCTGAAAGAGTAGAGGCTCAGGCAGCGGTAGATACAGTGACAGCCACAATAGCAGTAGCACAATTAAATGTAGCCTTAGTAGACACAGCCACTGCCACAATTAATAACATAAACTTAGCCGTCACACCAATAGACCAAAGTTCGCAGGTAGTTCAAGATGCAAAAAATACAATTACAATAGCCCAAACCTCCATAAATAATATTGACACATCAACTGCACAGGTACAAATATCTGAAGCCGTTGCAGCAAAAACAATAGCAACAACAGCACAAGCCACCGCACAAACCGAACTAACTCAAGCCAACATTGCAATTGATAATGCACAAACAGCAGTAAATAATTTGCAGGCTACTATTGGAACAAGTACAAATGTCCTTGCTGGTGTAGATGATGCTGGTGTTCAAATGAACCTTCCATTTGGTATGCAAATGGGAAGTACTGTTTATAACAACGTTTATGTTGGGTCTAATGCAACAATAACATTTGGTGTAAATGAGGGTGGCGTATACCATACAACTCCAAGTGCCCCATCCGTATCTATAGCGGGATGGGACTGGACAACCTGGAGCACAGGAACAGGTATTACTTATGCAACAACTGGTACAAGTTTAGATATTGCATGGGACCTTCGTCCTTATCCACAACAGGATGCTTCAACACAAATGGTTCAAGTAAGATTTAATGCTGATGTTAATCCAAATAATGGTGCTTGGATAGCAAGTGTAACTGCTAATGGACCAATACCTAATGGAGCAAGATTTAATTATAGAGAAACAACTAATGGAACGGTAACAGAAATTACTAACACTAATGCTGGTACTGGATTTACTGGACAAATAAGTCAAGGTGCAGAGTTTACTCCATATGTAGACCCAAATACTTCAACAATTCAAGCAGCAGTAGATTCTGCAAACGCTACAATTGCACAATTAAACTCAAGTCTTACTCCAGTAGTTGCTCAAAATACTACAAACACATCAGCAATAAATGCTATTAATACAATATCTTTAACTAATGCCGTAAACTCAGCGGTATCTAGTAAGACAAACTTACAAACACAATTAAATACAAATGCTCAAGAGTTAATTACTGCAATTAGTAACAACATTCCAACCCCTGCCCCAATAATTTCAACTCCAATTGTTGCAGGAACTACCGCAACTATTACACCATCCTTACCTGAAGGATATACAGCAAACACTTGGTTCTATCAAGTAATAACAGATGATCCAGATGCAGATAATCCATATGCTGGTGGAACATATAATACAGATGGTGCTCCTGCATCTATTCAGTTAAGTGGTTTAACAGAAGGCGTTACTTATACTGTTAGAGTTGCTAACTGGTCTGGACCTGTGAGTGAATATACTGAGACTGTTATTTCTGTACCCGCATCACAAGGATTTAACTTAATTGCTGGTGATCCTGTAGATACAACTCCAATTAATACAACTCCTGTGTACACAGAACCAATTGATACAACCCCCGTATACACAGAACCTATAGATACAGAACCTGTATACACAGAACCTATAGATACAGAACCTGTATACACAGAACCTATAGATACAAAACCTGTAGAAGAAATTTCCGTTACCGAAGAAGCAGAGGCTGTATTTGAGGAAAGTGAAGTTTCTATTGAAGAAATATCAGAAAGTGGCGCAAACCTTTCTGTGGAAGATGTTCAAGAAATTGTTACTGATTTAATTAGTGATAGCAGTTTAGATGCATCTGAA